CGTCTCCTAATCGAAAACAGCGTGGTATCCGTGAAATCATCTACCCTATTAATTTCTGCTAAACACGTTCGTTTCAGCATTTGCCGGAAAGACCCAACAACCTCTCCGAAGAAAAGTTTTGTTGTGTCGGGTGATTCAATGATTGCGTCCGCCATTGTGTCAATAGTTGGCGGATCCATAACGGCATCGTCGCAGCAGTCCATATCTCCATTCATGTCCTCTTGTGCCATTTCTGGGTATCCCATCTCTGGAACAGCCATGGCAGGAGCACTGACAGGATTACTCGGGTTGCGGAACCGCCAAGAGCTGATCTCATTGGCAGGCATCGCGACCTCAAAGTCATCTAACATCGAGACGAAGACATTCACTTGGATGTCAGCAACAACAGTTCCGGGCACGGTCAATTCATTAAGAACGTGCACACTGAGCACTCCATTTCCTCTGTTCTCAATCTTATCGAGGGTAATGGTGCGACTGGTTGTTGAAGACACTGCAGTTCGTCCGATTGGTTTACGGTACGGGTCCGCTTGAGCCCATCCAATATCGACTGTAAAATCCTTTTCCATTGAAATATCATGGATCGTCGTATAATGGGTGTTGAACTCAGGATTAGTACTTCCACCGTTAGGATCGTAGACTATGCGAATTCTCCCTTTGTGGTAATTTGAGGAAACAATTTGAAAACGAAATCTCATCGTTCCCCTCCAATACTCGAACGGCAAAACCGCAGCGGCGCAAGCTGGTAAATGAGTCTCAGCTCCATTGGTGCGCACTAGCTGTGGGTCCACCCTAATTTGGTACAAAGGTGTGTCGCGGCCGTCTGATTGTAGCCAGTCGAAACTCTCAAAATAAGATTCTCTACCGGCAATCGATGCAATCGGCAATTCATCGCGTGCTTCAATGCCTGTGGTTGCAGGATCTAATGTGATTTCCTGCTTACTGTCCACGGTCAATTTGTTTGTGGGATATTTAGTGTCCACCACTGCCATTGAAGGACGCGGGGTTGGTACCATGATGCTATAGTCAAGATTGGTCGGACTCGAGTAACCAAAGATTTTGGCGATGGAAGCAACTGCTCCCGCGCCAATTTCAGTGGCCCTCGCAAACGGTCCGATCCAAGGGACATTTGTTAATGCACCGGCGTACCTAGCGATAGTGCTTGCAGGTCGAGAAACTACATTTGTCTCGTGTTCGTCCGCCATTTCTGGAAAACCCATTTCAGGGACTGCTCCGGTTGGAATAGCGAATGAGACGTTCTCGGCCCAAGCAAGCACAGATATTGAGAGAGGATCAGATCCTCCATTTGCATGTCTGAGGTCATTAATGCTCATGAGAACGCATTCGCCCATGAGTGCCCACTCCTTGTCAGGGATTGTGAGAGCATTCCGGTCCCAAAAGAACGGTAGCTCGAGAGATCCTCCCTGACTTTCAGTGGGATTTACAAAAATTTTCATGCGTTGTGAAAGACGCACCAAGTCCTCGTTAATATACGCGTTGTTGCGCACCAGCTTATTGTAAGACGTGTTGTCAAAGCTTGCTAGCGGCTCGTATCCTAGGAGCGCTCTTCCGTAGTAGAACGCATTTCCATTAACTAGTAATTTGATGTGCATCGTGCATTTCAGCAAATGATAGTTCTTGATCTTCTCCAAGTTCCTGGGATTCTCCCAAAAGAGTTCCCAGGGGTTGAAACGTGCGAAAAGAGGGTTGTTAACACTCCAATCTGTTTCGAAAATCTTCACAGGTCGAGAAAAGAAATTGTCAAGGTTCGCGTCGCTAATGAACCCGAGATTACGGGTTGCATCCATCTGTGATCCGCGCGAATCCATCTGACCTGGAACATTATCTTTGAATGACATATTTTGTGTGCTGATTTCAGCGTCTCCAGTCATGCCTGAACTGAAGATCTTATGTGATGTTGTATTATTTGATTCAGGCTTTTATATACATTTATCAAAACTGCCCGGTCTTGAAAAACAGAGCATCTGTCGTGCGGAGCCTAATTTCGTACTGCTCGACGCACTCGTTGGTATCCACGCACACGACACGATTTTGCTTCCCCTCAGGCCCCAGAATCGACTGGAGTCGGCTTTTACTGACATCCGACAGGTCAGGGCGAGGGCTAGCAGCCCTCATACTTTTCTTTCCAGAATTGAACTTTGTCAAAGTAACCAATGTCCAATTCTTTGCACCAAATCAAACAATCTCCAGCAACGAGTCTTAATCTCGTACGAAGCCACTCGTAAAAAGTATCTCCGTGTAAGAAAGCTTCGTGAAGCATTGTCTGTATTGTTGCTATTGCAAGATCTTCGGGCTCTCCTTGACCGTGACTCATATGAGCCATCTTCCAAATTGAATTTTTGTCTAAGGCGCCTACTCGAACTCCAAGTTGTGGATGGTATACACTCTTCCTCTTCAGGAAATCTACAAGTGCGGATTCTATTGTTTCATCTTCCGAACCATCTTTGCGAGCGTTTGTAAAACCCATTCCAATAAAATCGAAATATCTCTTGCGCGACGTAAACTTAGTAATGTCGCGCACTTCGGGTTTAGATCCTGCGTGGCCGTCGTCTCCGTAAGTGGCGGTGTGCTCATTCTCTTGATACGTACCAAGTTCGTAGAATTTGTCACCACGCTCACGGACTCCGTTCCAATGGAAAGATATCCTTTGATGAAGTGAGTTGTCGGTGCTGTTTCCGTACACAGTCATGCTATTTCCGGAACACCAGAGGAACAAAAACATTATCGTCCCATTCCAATTCACCATTGGATTTCTTAGTTCTTCACCAATTGCGCCCATGCGATTGAGCGACTTCTGGGAGTAGCACATTTCTCGGCCAATGTCTTCGTAAATGTTCAAAGATGTACACATGACATCCATAGAACGACAAAGATCATAGCCACTGAAATCCCAATCATTGAGTTTGGCATCGGTAGCCAATTCGTTGATATGTGCAACGAGCCTTTCCCACTGGGGTCCGGCGCAATTGACACCTACCATACACTCTGTTTCCAAGGGATGTCTGGAAATGAATTCTGCTATAGGAAGATAGTACATTCGACACGCAAGTCCAAAGAGACATTCAAGGATGTAGAAAATTCTTACTTTTTCCGAGTCTTCCTCGACTACCTCGTCTTTCAAGCACGTTCGTACATATACTCCTATGCGTTCTCCACGATCAAATGCAGCCAGCATGTCATCGAAATATTTTTGCGCCTCAGGGGACAGTTTATAACGTTTCCGTCCGTCTTCATAAGGATCAATTTCAATAAACAGGCCGCTGTTAATCTTACTCCCATTTGGTATACAGGCTGAAGTTCGTAAATCAAACCTGTTCATGTACCATGAATCCTTAACTCCATTGATGGCCTCGTCCAAAGTCAATTCTCGACATAAGTGGGGACGCTTGGCTATGTGATCAAGGAGGGGCTTGAGAATCTGATTCCAATAATCGTCTCTCGCCCATCTCAAAGATTCAGGTGGAACTTCGTAAGCTCCTTTTGCGATCCTTTTCAGGTTTTTGTTGTGATGCACCCATGGTTCTTTCAAATAGGGTGCTCTCCATTTGCACGGTTGTCCACAGTGTTCCTCAATTTTGTCACTTATCATTGAGCGACGCACTCGGGAACGATATCTGGGTAATTCGGTTGTGTGACCAATAACTTGAATCCCTGAATAAAGATTCATTTCCCCTTCCTCAAACATTTTAGTCTTGGGGTGAGGACCTTCATTCGGTACCAAGTTCAGACCTAGGCGAGTCGTGTGCAGAACTTTCATCTCGGGGACTTTTCGAAAATGCGGTTGACTTTTCAACTTTTCAACCGCAGCGACATAATCCTCGTACATGATCTCTTGCGCATAACCCTTCCTGGAAGTCAAACCATATGGCTCTCCAGATATGTGGAATCCGGCGATCACAGGATCTCTCCTGTCTGTCATTAAGACGGATCCACAAAAACCAAATTGGGTTACATTGGAAACGTACTCAAGTCCCGTGCCACAACTGAAACCGGCGCAATCGACGGTCTCTTTGTATTTAGCATTGAGGGACTCGGTTTTCAAAGTGTAGTTCTTTCGCAAAGCAACGTTCTTGTCATTTCCGTCTGGATTTTGTTTTTTCAGATACATTAATCTACATTTGATATATTCAGATCCAGTTTTCCGTGGCAACATTGATTTCAACGATACACCAATTGAAGGAGCCTTCGGCACGAATACAACCACAGCATCTTTTCCAGCTATGCGCACCAAATTCT